TCCCTAAGCTGAAAGCGAGATTACTCATGTCCTCAAGCACAACCCAATGTTTGAACATTGTCTTTGGGTCATAACACATATTAATACAGACCTGAATTACAGTAAAGTCCATTTTCTCTACTTTATCCACACATTCCTTTGTATGTTCTATCGCCTTACTGCCCCTGTAACGGGAAGCACTCGGTTCACCGTCTGATAGAACAAACAGCAAAACATGATTCTGTGTCTGTTTGCGAATACGCTGGGCGGTTTCAAGTATGGCAATACCATCCCTGTTTTCACATCTTGCCTCAACAGAACCCAGGGAATACCTTGGCTTGAAAGTTTTTTCACGGTAAATCATTAGTTCGGTAGCACCGTCAAAACGACTGTCACCCGAATGACCGTAAATGAACAGTTCCACTTTTGGAGAATCCCCCAAAGCCTCATTGATAAGTATGGCAGTATCACGGGCAGCTTCTATTCTACCACCGCACATGGAACCACTCTCGTCAATAAGCACGCCCACACTTACACCGTCAGTCCTTACTTCACCTTGTCGGATATATACGGTAGGAACACCCTGTACGGCTTCGGCAAGTTTGGAAGTATCCAGCATACCGCTTCTCATAGAGCGGTGTATGTACTGGTATTCCTTACAATGGCAACGTATAACTTTGGATATTGCCGGAGCATAACGTTTAACTCTGGCAAGTGATTCCTTGTACCGTTCCTCATTAGTAGGAGGAAATTTGAAAAAGGCATCCTTGGTTCCTCCCATATCTACTGTGCCCTCACATACATCTCCAAGCAAACCTCTGTCCTTTTTCACGGCATCAGCAATTTTGGAGTCATCCATACGGTCCGGCATTGAACGGTCAAGTTTGTCAAGTATATCCGAACTGTCGGATGCCATTCGTTTCTCAACCTCCACACCCGATAGTCCTCCTCCGGAAGCGGAATCCTCTTTCATTTCCTCTTCAAGTTTGTCCTTATAGAACTCTTTAAGAATATCAAAAACCTTATAGGCAGCGAGAACCGTTTCCTTAGTAGTTACTGGATAGGGTAAAAGCACTTTCTTTATTTCAACGAGATATGGAGCATACTTTACTATCTCGGCTTCATCTATGTATTTAGGGTATCGGACAATCTCCAGTATAAGATTGAGAAGAACCTCAAAATCATTAAGTTCCGATTTTTCTTTTTTGGGAGCGACATAATCCAAGTAGTAACTGTCAAACCAGTAATATTTGCTTCGTTCCAAGAATCGTGCGAAACCCGGTTTCAAATCACCGCAAAGTTTCTCAATACGTTCATCTTCCAGTATATTGAATAATCGGGATATGATTCTGTTACCGATAGAAGTCAGACGTTCCTTGTTTGTGTACAACAAGTGGCATCCCTCATGTACAGTGGTCCCCAAAAATACGTCCAACCGTTCACCAACAGTAAGAGCCTTGTCAGTAAGCATTATGGTGGAAACCTGTACTTTCTGAAAGTCAGTGAAACTGTCCTCCCCGTTATGAATTATAACTTTTACCTTGTAGGGAATATCCATAGAAGTTATCATATCACGTGCCAGAGGATATGCACGCTTTATCAGTTCTGCTTCATCAGCACATTCCAGATAGTAGGAAGAATAGGCACTGCCCTCTTCCAAGGTACTTTCCCAATCAAGTTTCCCCTCTTTTCGTATATGTGTGAACGCCTTACCGTCACGTTCCAACCAATCTTCCAAAAGTTCGTCCACGATTTCATCGGTGACAACCATATCTTTATCCACAGCCATAGTCAATATGTTATTTTAAATAGTTCCTTTTTATAATACCCGGTTTTAAGCAACTCGGATTTCTTGGCATTAAGTATAGGAAACGCCCTATCTTTCAAGATGCGTTTCCCGTTATACCACAAGCTACCGTAGGTCTTTTTCTTAGGTTTGTCTACGGGAAATTGATTACTTGTTGCCATAGGCAAGAAATTTTTATCTACTACTAATCACCCTGCATACGATACCACGTTCTCCATCGGAGCGAGTACCTTCAAAAAGAGGAAGGAGAACCAGTTCCATAGCACGTACCAAATCCCATCCGTCAGCAACCAAGTCACCCACCATAAGAGTTTCACGGGTGGAAATGGAACTGCTTATCTCCTGTTTGTTATACATATTACGCAAA